TAAAGTTCAACACCGTTGTATTTGTCATAGGTGAACATATCACCATGTCCAAACTCACGTCTGTTTAATTTAATTCTGAATGTTGATCCCTCAATTCCTTTGAACTCATTATCCGGTTCAATGTCTTCAATAATGTAAGGAAGATCAATAGATACAGGAGTCTGCCATCTATATTCACCTCTTGCATTGTCTACCATAATTACATTCTTTCCACCGAAAGAAGACATTTGGTACAAAGGCATTTCAACTTTTTGGGACATAGCCCATAAGTCAACCGGACCTAAATCCATTGGTTGAGCATCTTTCAACATGTTTACTAAGTGGTAGGAATCTACGTGTGAACTTGCATTGTATGCAGTATCACGCAGAAATATACCATTGTTTAAAACTGGAGTTGCCATTTATATTTATTTATTAGTTACTAATTAAAAAGTACGTCTGAAAATATTAGTATTCTGACGCTGTATTGTTTTTTGTGGATTATTTGAAGATGGTCTATCTTCTCCTAAACCGGTATTAGTTGAAGAACTAGATAATTTTCTAGACTCTTCAGTTTTCAAGCTTCTTACTGTTTTTTCTACAGCAGCTTTAGAACCTTGTTCTTTTATCCTACTTCTGTATCCTTCTGGATCTTGAAGTAACCAAAGTGCTTCAGCAATTAAACCATGGTTAGGTTCTACAAACTGATACTTTTCTAACAAGTGTCCTAACAAGTTTGTATTCTTACCAGATATAGAAGGGTAGTTTGGTTGTACTAATCCTGAGTAAAGAACACTTTGTGTTTTCTTATCAAGTTTAACTCCCGCAATTTCTCCTGCTGCAAGTGTATTGTATACACTATCTGTATAAGCTTTTGCTTGTTTTGTTTGTTGTTCTTTTTTATGTTCTTGCTCAGCTAATTGTCTTGCAACAATTTCTTCTTGCATTCTGTCTAACTTAGGTTTAAACTGATTAGCTTTTTGTTCAAGCTTATTCATGTCCGCCCAATCTTGAATCTCTGATTCAATTTCTTCAGCATTTCCAAAGTTAGTAGCCCAAAGATATTGTCTAGCAATTTCTTCTTGGTCATGTTCATTAGTAGGATCTAAATCAATGATCTCTTCTACATGAGCAAGAGTTCTGAAAAGACCTTTTAAATCTTGTCCACCATCAGCTACATACTTAGCAGCAATTTGAAGTTCTTCAGGAAGAGCATTAAAAAATTCTTTAGGAACTTTTGCTTTTACAGCATTTTCTCTTTCTTGGAAGTTTGCTTCAAACAATTCTCTGAAGTCTTTAGTACTATACTCTTCTAATGATTTATCATCATCAAAAGGAATAAGTGTACCTTCTTCAATCATTTTTTGAGCTAAATCATAAAGACCATCTTTATCTACTTTTGGTCTTCCATTCTTAGTACTAGCTTCTTCATTCTGACTAATAAGATTATCTAACTCAGCAATAGTTTCTTCAACTTCTGCTTTGTCTTCTACAGCTTGAGCTTTTTCTTGAGCTGTTGTAGGCTTGTTGTCAAGGAACGAGGTGTCAATGTTTTCAGCACTGAACATAGTTTTTGGTTTTTCCTCTGCTTTACCATCTTCTGGTGTCATGATGTTTGCAGCTCCTGGATTACCAAATAGTTCATCAATGTTAACATCAACTTGTTCTACCGTTGTAGAGTCTTGAATTTGATCTTCAAGATTAGTTGCTTCTTTATTCATCTTGTTGGTTTTAGTTTATAATTTAATATAAGCAATAAACTTGAAAAATTTAAACACTCTTAAAAATTTTTGGGCACTATATAGCTAACCCTATTCTTTTTTATCATATTTGTTTTTATTCTCTCTTGCAATTGCTAGTTGTTTATCTGCTATTTCTTTCTGAGCTTGTATTTTTTCTCTTTCAATTTGAGTTTTTGTAGAATCATTATTCATTCTATTTACTTCTTTTTCTCTTTGTAGATTCATTTGATCTTGGAATTGTTCAGACTGTTTGATATCTTTCATTGCATCTATATAATCAGATTGCATATTTTTATCAATATCAGTCATTGCTCCCATACCAGCAGCTCTAATCTCAGCAACAAGAATATCTCTTTGTCTATTCTTCTCATCTCTTAATTCATTTGCATCAAGCTCCATTTTCTTTTGTCTTTCTTGAGACTCCATTTGTTGCTGTTGCATTTGTTGTTGTTGCTGTTGCTCTTCTTGTTTTTGTTTGTTTTGTTTTTCTTCTGCTGCTTTAAGGGTATTGTTTACTTCAGATACTGTATCTGCTTGCACAAGTTTCCCTAAATCATATATTGTTGCACCAGTAGTATTATTAGTCATAGCCATTTGTTTTAATTGCTCTAGGACGGCTCTATGATTTGCTGTGGTACTACAGAAGATATTAAGATCTCTCATTAATAAATCTGTACCATTTATTTCAAAGTTTACTTTCTCATCATCAGAAGTCATGTATGAAAGTCTAGCTGATGGTTTTGTTGAGTGATAGTACTGTGCAAGGTCTGTTCTCATGGTATGCACGCGAGGCATTAAATAATCACAGTGTTGCATAAAGAATATTTCTGTCTGAGCGTATGATGCTGAAGCAGCTTGCTCAACTCCAGTAGCAGTCATTTGTGATAACTGTTGACCCATTCTTTGAGGATTAACACCAATTACATCATAAGCTTGTTGCTTAAAGTGCTCAGCTAATTTAATTCTTGACATCAACCTTTCTGTTTGTGAAAGATCTAATTTTTGAAAGTGTTGGAAGTTAAGAGGGTTTTCTGTATTGCTTATTGAGGTATCCAATGGAAGCATCTGGAAATTCTTCATTGCCACATATGCTTTTGCTAAGTTATTCTTACCCCAGTCTTCACCCATTGAATGTCTTGGTAATGAATTCTGATCAAGTAAGATTACTGTTCCTAACTCATCTACTAGTATATCTGCAATTTGATTATTTACAATATTGTATCCAATCTGATATGGTTTCATTAAGTCTAGTAATGCTGTTGACTTAGTATTTCTATCAGAGAATACTGCTCCTTCTACAGGAAGTTTACATCCATATAAACTATTGTCTCCTTTAAATTGGAATCTTAAAGGTCCAATATGGTTTTTATCTACACCAATATAGATTGGAGAGAAACCACCAGGATTATTCATACCCCAGAATGAAGGAATATTTGGTCCAATTTTTACACCACCCCAAACTTCATTAATCCATATCCAGTCAATATGTTCTCCATATACAAGATTCTCTTTAGTTTTATTCTTAAATAATCTTGTATCATAAATTGGATTGTCAGTTACTTTATAATCTTCAGTAATGATTTCATTGATAACTTCACCATTGTCTTTTACTTTAGTCAAGTGTCCAACTTTTCTTTGAGACTTCCAGTAACCTGTTGTTACTCTTAATAAATAAGCAGTACCTTGGTCATAATAATCTTCACCTTCAGAAAGAATCTGATTAATAATATCTCCACCATCATATACAGATCCAGCCATCATTGTGGTATACTGTCTGTATGCTAATGAAGGCATGTTAGTATTCCACTCATGTGACTTAGTAGCATCATAGAATGTACCATCATTTTGACCTCCTATTGCATAACCTGCAGATCTGATTGGATAAACAGCTTCTAATGCTTCATGTTGTTCTGCTGTAAGAACATATCCGTACTTATCAATTACATCAGCAACAGTTAACATATCTACTTTACCTACCCAGTTACCTTGAGATATATATCTTGCATCTGGAGATTTGTGATAGAAAGTTACAGGTGGATTCCAAAGTTCTACATCATAATCATCTTCCATCATTCTGAAATGCCAGAACTCTCTATCTGTAATAAGCATATCTCTGAATCCTCTTTCTTCAAGTTCATCCATATGGAATCTTTCCACATCCACTTTATGTTGGTGAGAAGCCCATTGTTCTACAAGTGATTTATAATCTTTCTTAAAGAACTGTTCAATCTGTGGTAATGATTTTAAATTTTCTGGCGCTAGTTGTTGCTGTGCTTCAGGAGATTCTGGGTTCATACCCTGTTCCATTAAAGCAGCTTGTATTTTAATACTTGCTTCAGCCATTAATGTATCCTCAACCATTTTTCTTTTTTGCTCCATCATCTCATTATATGAGAATTCATCAATAGCTCTGTAAGTAAGTTTGGTAGATCTTTTAGCAAATTCAGCTACAAGAACATTAATAACATTTGGGATAATTGGATAGAATTTTAACTCTAAGGCAGACCAGTCTTCTCTAGTTAATACATCAACAATATCTTTCATTTCATTGTTTTCTTCAACTATATAATCTGACTTATCTATAATACCTTTAGCCAGCTTATAGTTCTTCATAAGTCTGCGCGCATTTCTACGGATTTGTTTTAGTCCGTTCCATTCTAACCAATCAAGATTCCAAGCAGCCCACTCATCATCTTTTTCTTTTTTAGGAATAAATTGCAACGGTTGGGTAATACTACCCATCCTATTATGAGAAGCCTTAGCTCCTTTTTTGAGTTGCATTGCGTTATATACTTGCATAACTATCTTATATTTTTAAATGGAGATCTATTTATATTTTTTCCTCCTGATGAACTACCTGCACTCCTACCCATATGACGGAAAGGACTACTACTTAATTTATACAAATTTTCTGACTTTTGCAAGTTTTTAGCCGTATCATCCATGATAACTCTTTTACTATAACCTCTATTAGCTTGCTGAATTCTCATGAAAGCAACCATTGCACAGAAGGCAACAAGTCTATCCACATTGACTCCATCTGAGTAAGCAGCCATTTCTTTAAGTAACATAATGTCTGGTATTCTTTCAATACCATACTTAGTTCTTACAATAGTACCATCAGATTTAGTTTCAACATCAAGTTCTTCTTTTGTGTACTCAATAGCATAACTCAGTAAGTGAGCTTTAAATAATGTTCCTGTATTCTTCCAACCATACTCCTGATACACTGAATTATTAGATCCCAGGTCTTTTAAGAACATTATTTGACTTTTTGGTACTAAGTACTTCTGCTTCTTTCTAGAGATCATATACTGGATAAATAATGAGATGTTATTCTCAATCACTGTCCAGGCATTATACCATTCAATAATTGTCTCCAGTCTCTGATGTGTTTTATTAATATCATCAAACCTTCCGCACCATGCAGCTACAATCTTATCTGGTTCTATGTATGTTTCAGTTTCTATACCGGTAACCTTTGTTACTTCTACAGGAGCTTTCATAATATAGATAGAACATAATGATTCAGATGTGGTTGTTTTACCCTCAGCTACGGGGTCAATACTTGCATAGTACATTCCAAATGTAGGATTCTCTACTGGTCTTTCCCATACTACAAGAACTCCTGTTTTATCTTCAGTATTTTTTGTAATTGGAAATTCTATAATAGGTCTTTTGTTACTGTGCTCAGGAAGTATTTTACCGTTGGCATCTCTGCCTAATTCTAAAAATTCATAAGCATATTCTTTATCCTCAATTCTTCTTTGTTGTGCTGTTACAAGATGCATTGGGAACTTAGATATAGTTCTGTTAGCAAAAGCTTCTTCAATATTTCTTGGGTGCTGGGAAATCCTTAACTGATATGTTTCCGGAGCAAGTTCTTTTTTCCATTTCTCAAACTGATCATCTAGTGCTTCTAATGCTTCTTGTACTTTGGAATTACCAAAGTTATCAATGTATGGTGGCATAGACCATTGTTCAGGAATAAATAACCCGGATCTTCCTACAGAACCTTTATTATCTAGTAAGTCTGTTTCTACAGAATAGATATCATTTTCCTTTGGATACAGAATCATTTTTCTCAATGGTTCACACTGAGATAAATCCCCTACAGATCCTGCTGCTATAAATACACCAGTAGTAGTTAAACCAGATCTCATGGCTGGGCGCATGTACTCATAAGTATTATCCATTCTTGGAGCAATCCCAGCTTCTTCATGAAAGAAGTATTTAACCGGACCCCCTACACCATTTGTTGGATCTTTTTCAAATGACATACCTTGGATAGTACCTTTTAGACCTACTTCTGTTTTTCTATCTCCTCTTCTTACTTCAATCTTCTGTTGCCACATCATTACCTTGTCTGGAGACATAGGTCTATACCATGCTGTATGTTCATTAAGAAAAGCTGCGTACTCTTGTAAAAACTTCCAGGATCCTTTCTCATTGATGTAGTCTTTAAGACTGGCACCAATCTTTAGAGTAACCCCTTCTTCAAACCATTGTTGATTAAGAAGCTTAGCCATGTGATAATAAGAAGAAGCTATCTGTCTTTTCTTTAGAATAGCAATGTGATTATAGTTTAGTTCTGCTAGTATCTCATATAGAGCCATGTGATACTGAGCATCCCGGATATCAGCAAAACCAAACTTTTGTATTTCTTTGTTAAAGATAGGTAGAAAGTTTAACCACATATAGTAGTCTCTAGTCATATACCACACCTTACCTTTTTCTTTAATAAGAACACCTCTTCTGCATTTTGCTTTTTGGTCATCCCAGTATGCAATAAAATCTTTGGATTTAAAAGGAGCAGTACAGTAAACTTTGTCTTTATTAAACTTAGTTGACTCTTGTGTAAATAAACTTGTGGTAGTATCATTAAACTCATACTTACCAGGTTCTTTAAAAACATTGGTTAGCAAGTATTCATAGAATTCTTCTCTGGAATTAAAGTCAGTAGAAGTCCATGTACCATTATCCCATGTAGGTATGTCTTGATATATTTCTCTCATAATTATTGATCATATCCTAATCCAATTCCTCCGCGCACTTTGCTGGATTGTTCTTCTTGTAAATCTTTATAGACTCCTTTAAATGAAGCTCTGATATCATTAAAACTTTTAGCAGCTGCAATAATAGAGTTCATATTACCGTCTCTACCTGTTGTAAGGGTTGATGTTTCCATAAACTTTGCCAATCTATCTAGCATAGATGCAATACCTTTATATGCTCTTGATGTTGGTGTTTCATACATTCTTTGACAGAATAGTAAACCAATAGCAATGTCATCATCTTCTGTAGAAAACTCAGCTTGTATTTCATGAAGAATTATAGATTCTTTATCTATTTCCGGAGTATGAAAAAATGGATTCATATCTGGATTAGGACAAGTCATGTAAAAAAAATACTGGTATATCTTTAAGTAGTCATCTGGATAATTATCCATGATATCTTTTAAAGCTTTCAGTGTATAACAATGTTCTGTAGGAATTACAGTGCCATTTTGTACATCAAACAATCTTACTAACATACTATTTCTTTTTAATTACTATTTTGTTGTCTTTGATATAATGCATTAAAGCATTAACCTCATCTACAAGATACGGAATTGCCATGGGAATTACTTCTTTTATTACAGGATCTCCATTATGATCAAGTTTAATAACTGGATATCCATATTCATCTTCTGAATCAACTTCAAATAAAACATGGTGAATAAACATTTTTCCTGGTTTCAATTTAGGATTATGTTTAAGCATAATATACATGTAGATACTTAACTGAATTGCATAGTGATTAAAGTTACAATCATCTAAACCATCTAATGGAAATTGTAATTTATCTGAAGCTCCTTCCCAGTTTACAAAAGATTCTTTCTTGATCTCTTTGTTTGTCTTGTAGTCAATGATGTTTATTTTACCATTCACCACTTCAACTAAATCTGATTGACCACAGATACCTGCAGATTTAAGATATACCATATGTTCCGGATATACTCCTTCTTCTAGCTTCTGACTAGGTGCAAGTTTTATACCACTTTCTGTTGTTTCATTAGGAATAAAAATAGGTATGTTTTTTCCATCAACTTCAAGAGATGATAATGCACAAAGGTCCGCTTCTCTCTGATTGTGATAATATGTTCCCATAGTCACAGCTCTTTCAGATTCAGTTTCCCAAATCTCTTGTATCTTCTTTGGATCAATACCAAACCATTTAGATCTCTTATTCTTAGAAACTTTTGCAGCAATAGATTTAGCATCAAAAGGTTTTTTAAAATGAGCAACTA